AGCAACATTCACATTTAAAGATGTTGCAGAAGAAATTGAATTTACATATCGAGCCTCAGAGTTAATCATAATCTGAGAACCAACTTCTAATTCAGTATCAAATGCTGTTCCATTTCCTACAATTGTGACGTTACCTGATTCTGTATTAGCAGTACCAGTAATTCTCGATGGTTGAAACTCAATCTTTGTGATCGCACCAATTGAACTTACATTTGTAACTGCTGCAGCTGCGCCAACACCATAGACACCAGATGGATTTGCACCAAACACAATTTCATCACCAATTTCATATCCATCACCACCATCATTGATTTGAATACGACCTAAAGAACCAAACGATTTAATATCAATAAATGTATTTGCAAGCGTTTCAATCTTAGCACCATCAGCATCAAAGATTGCACCGTTGGCACTTACATCTGCAAAAAGAACAGTAAGTGCAGTCATAGGCCCAATGCCTGTAATCGTACCTTTTGACAATGCGTCAATTAATCGTGTCGAAACATTTTCACCTGTTGGTATTACGTTTGCAGGAAAACCATAATCAGATGCTGAAATTAAGACATTTGCGTAAGTATCAATTACGTCTGTAAAAATTGTAAACGAATTTGCTGAATTCGCACCAGAATCATCAACGGATGTCACAGCAAGTGTGATTGTACCAGAAACATTTGAGGCAGAAACAATACCACCAAGTTGGAATCCTGCACCACCTAACCCTACATTTGCTGAATCAACAGCACCCGTAAAGATAGATCCAACGATTGCTTCAGCAGGTGTAAGTGGTAAACCACCAGTAACAAGAACTGGGTCACCAACATTATATCCTGAACCACCTTCCGTGACTGTAATTTGACTGAGTGGTGAAACTGTTTCAGAACCAATCTGAATAAGTGTCTCACCATCATCAGCAATAATATCCATTGTAACCACTTCAGCATTTAGAAATGTACCGAGAAGTGTATTTGTGCTGATGTATAATTCTGTTGATGTTTGAACACCGATCAATCGTGGAATGGCTCTCTCAATAATTGCACTTGCACCAGAAGAAGAACCAACCACTCTACGATTGTTCAGTAAATTTTCATTGAAATTATCATAGTGAACTTCAATGTCAGCACCATCAGCAGGCGCTGTGTTAAAAATAATTTTCTTTGATTCTTTTCGAATAAAGAATCCAGATGTTGTTTCTACATCATCAACATAAACAGTAACATCACCTTCACCAACTTGTTGAGCTAAAAGAAAAGTTGTAGTTGAACCATCACCAGTATAGAAAGAATAAATGTTGTCATCAATACGCAACACATTTTCTTGTGTCCAATCACCAGCTGATGCACGAAGAATATTATTTCTTGGAAGTGTTAATTCAACATCTTGACCATAAAGAAGTCGAAAAAGAAAAGTATAAGATTTTTCATTACCTCTTGCCAGATAAAGTGGTAAAACATTTTTGATGAGAAATGCTTTATCTGAAATTGCATCTTGTGGTATTAAAGATGCAAAGTTATTAATAAAACTTTCTTCAAACTCATCAATTGAAGCATCAACGTCTGATACATTTCGAAGAAGTTTAGATTTTGAAGTTAAGTCATTATTCTGAACACCTTGTTCTTGTTCAAGAAATTCATAGTAAGCCTCAAGAAAAGAAATAAAGAGTGGGTGTTCTTCCCGAACAAATTCAGGAACTTGATCTTCAACAAGTAAAGAAGTTTTTAAATCTGTAGACATTAAGTTCTTATGGATTCAATCTGTGTTATAATTGAAGCGGTATCTGTTTCATCAATCGTAAGAATTGTGTTTCTTGTTGACTCAATAATTGTTTCTTCTGCTTCAATACTAAAATACAAAAGACGATCTGCGGTAAGAACAGAGAGAATATTCAAGTCATTAATTTCAACGACACCAGTATCATAGTTAATTGTACCAACATTGTTATTGATAATTTGTCGATTAGCATTTACGTCAAAGTAAATTACACGCAGAGTACCAACTCTCGAATCAATGACAGGATTTGCAGATGCTGAAAATCCATTACCCGTAATTGTAACGGTTGCTCGTGAATAGTCAGCACCACGATTTGTCATTCGAATCGATATAATACGTCCACTTTGAATTACAGCTTCGGCCGTTGCACCAATACCATCACCAGAAATTGTAACTATTGCCGATGTATATCCATAACCAGAATTCAAAACTTCAATTGATGCGATACCAGTAAATGATTGTGGCACTTCTTCAATCAAAGCCGTTCGAATTACACCTGTTGCATCAGCAGTTCTAAACTGAGATGATGTAAGTTTGTTTGTAACCGTTCCACGATGAAGTGGTACATTAAAATTAATTGTATAGTTCGTTGCGGTGCTCAATGTAGGTGTAATTCTTCTCTGCAAACGAACAGCCGTTTCTGAACCAACAATTGCATTTGTATCAACACCATCAATTGCATCTTGCAATCTTGACAATGAGAACGTGCTATTAAACTTGTTTAGATTTGTGTTTCGATAAAGAAGAATAGCATTTCTTATCTGATTTTGTAATGTTGTTATTGATGCCGTTGTCTTTTTCGGATCGTATTTAATACTCGTATCTAAGAGAATATACAAAAATTCTGGATCACGAATCTCAGCGTCAATTGAAAGAATTGCTTTTGGTTTTATGATTTCATCAATGATTCTTTGTTTTTCTGTATCAGAAATATAATAATTTGTTTTTGGTTTTAAAGAAATTAAAACTTTACCATAAATTGGTGGATCTTCATCTTCTCCGCCCCAAATTGAAAGAGAATCGATGCTTGGGTAATTTCTACGAATATATGATTCATAATCTTTCTTTGTGACCAATCGGTTCTGTGTTACATACTGAAGTGGTGCAGAAAATTTAATTTCGTCAACCGATTCTCTTAAAGCACCACCAGCTGCATTGTCAACAACATCGACTGTAAAATCAGTAATTGATTCTCCTAAAGTATCAGTAAGTGCTTGCCTTGCAACAAATCCATTTGCTTTTTGAGCAGCAGTTCCATTTGAAACAAGATATGTAACAGAAACAACAGCACCATCTGGAATCTTTTTACCAATAATGTCTTGACCGAAATAAATTTGAAACAGGCCATTTCGACCTTCTTGTAAAAAGAAAACTTCAGAGGTAGAACTCACATCTAAAAGTTCAGTAAATCGAGAATACGTTGTTGTTGCACTATTTGATGAAGATTCTGTAACAGATACTTTAATTGTTGTCGTATCAACTCCTGAATCAGGCAAAGTAAAAACTTGTTTTGGATTTGTTTGTTCAGAATGTGAAAAATTGTAAGTTACCAATTGACCTTCATAAATGTTTAATTTTTCAAAAACAAATTGACTATTGGCTTTCGTAACAGTCGTGTCATCGAGAACAACAAAATTATATGCAACACCATCAATTTGATTTGCGAGGAAAGAATATCCTTCTGGTATTGTCAATGTTGAAGCATCAGAAGAACTTGAATTGGCAGTAAATTTGATTGTTGCAATAGGAGATTTTTGTGAGTATGGTGTATAACCAAAAGATTTGGCATGAGAAACAACCGAATCTCGCAACAAAGCCGTATCAAGAAAAGCCTCATTTGCAACCATGTTCAGATAGTAGGCATTATAGTGTGTATTGTAAGCCAACACATCCAACAAAACACTTAAACCTGAACCATCAAAGTCATAATCAGTAAATTGACTTTGTTGTTGCAAAAAACTTTTTAAATTGTTCTTGATTGTATCAAAATCAAGTTCTGTGACTCGTAATCTATCTGCCATTTTATCTAATTCGTTCTAAAAAGAAGTTTATTGAAACTGGATTTGGATTGTTAACAAGAAAAAACTCAACTTCAATACCATATCCATTTTGATCTGGATTTGGTTTTGCAATGACTTTTGATATGTTGGCTCTAGGTTCAAAGTTACTCACAACCTCTGTAATTTCTCTTTCAATCTGTGCTGCTGTAATCGAATCGACTGGTTCGAACAACATTCTGCGAAGATTGCTACCAAGTTCTGGTTGAAATGGTCTTTCGAAATGTTGAGTAAAAATTAAGTTTTTTACTGAATTGATGATTGCATATTCATTCGAAAACGTAGTTACATCTTTTCGAATAGGGTGATTTGTGAAGTTCAGGTCTAAGTCACGAAAGGATCTTAGTGTGGGTACATCGACCGAAACAAGTGTAGTTGTAGTTGCCATGTTTTATTTATCTCAATCTCCAACAAAAACATCAGAAGAACCACCAGTTGCAGAGGGAGCACAATGAGAGCCTCCTAAAGGAACACAAAGACCGTCAGCTGATGCTGAGTCACCCACATTGACAACAGCAACACCTCCAATAAAAACATTTTTAGTGGCCGCACTCAAATTTCCGTCGCCATGACTGTTTGGATCACCATTGATAGACCATAAAAGACCATTTACATAAACATTTTTTGATTGGGCTGTCACAGTAGAAGCACCACAAGCTCTAGAATCTGTGTTTCGATGGGCAGCGTTTGACATTATGGATTCAAATCTATTCTTGGTGCTTTGATGACCATATTACCAAGAGATTCAACGGTGTATGTTCCTTTGACATAATGAGTAAAATTACCATCAACACCAATTGACATACTACCACCAGAATGTAAAGCCACATGACCCACAACATTGGCTTGAGCATTTCCATTAATCTGAGCATCAAAATTACCAATCACATTTGCACTCACATAACCATTGACACCAAGATATACATTTTGACCTACGTTTGCACGAAGATTTTTATCAACTCTTACATATGCATTTTCTTGAACATAGATTTCTGTATTACCTTGAACTGTTACATGAACATTACCCATCACATATAAATGATCGTCTTTAAGTATAATTGAGTAATTGTTCTTTGTAACTTTTTCTACTTTTGTTCCGTCTGGCATCCATTCTATAAACGAACTGTTTCGATGTGCAATGTGAATTCTTTCAGATCCAAAAGTATCATCGAACTCCATGATGTGACCAGATTCAGTTTCAATTGCATTATTGTATGGATACTGTGCGTTGTATGATGTTCGTGGTTCATCCCAAGTATTATAGATAATATTGTTAAATGATGGAACACCAGCTATTCGAGTATTTCTTCTTTCTTGTATGAAAGTTGATTGTATTGTTTCTTCATCATTCCTAGCCAATCTTGGTGTTGATGGTTCGTCTAGTCGATTTGGATATAAGCCAGCCGTTTCAGTTTCAACAAGAACAATACCATAACCATTTGCATGGTATACTTTGTTTGCAGGTCTTCTTGGTGATACTCTGAGTAAAGTATCACTTCGATTGTCTGTAAATGCTTCTTGTCGATTTGGTGCTTTTAATGGTATGCCAGGTATTACACCGACCATGACAGGTTCTTGTGCATTTTCACCATCTACGAAAAATCCAAAGACCATATCACCTTCTTTTGCGGTGTATGCATTTGAATTATTCAATGGCATCGATGGCATTGCCCAAGGAAGAAATTCTGTTGGTAAAAGAACTTTATCTTCAGCGTGCCAACCAACACATCTCACTCGGCAACGGCCAAGTTTAAGTGGGTCTTGTCGATCTTCTACAACACCAACCCACCAAGTAAATCCATTTTTACCTGCAAAATCTTTATTTTCATCATCAACCATATGCTAAAACCTGTCTTGTTTGATCTGGATTTGAAGAAGGTATCACATCATTGTCTGTTGATGTGGTTGCAACTTCAATAATCGTTTCATGTTTATCGTATCCAATAACATGTCTTGATCCTACGATGATGTATTTTCCACTTAAACTCACATCGTCATTGTCTGAACCTGGTTCTTTCATACCAAAAAATGGAGCTTTAACTGTAACATTAAATCCAGAACTTAATTGAAAGTTTCCAGGCATTGTAACCTTAATTCGTTTCGACATAAGGTTTGCAAAAATGGCTTTTCTCTGAAACAAATAATTTTCTCTGTCATCAATTTTTGAAAGTGAACTAGGATCTCGGCGTTTAATGTAATTACTAAATTGACGATTTGTACCAAATATACTTACAGATTTTCTGGCATCAAATGTATTTTCGTTTGTTTCACCTGCTCTGTTTTGAATAATAGAAAAGTTTGGATTTTTATTACCATGTTTCATTGATGTATAATGATCAGCAAAACTAACTGTCTTTGAGTTTATTGTTCTTGTAATTGGATCAAAACCAATAAAACGACCAGCATTGACACCAGAACGTGTCTTTTCTATCATGTCGTTTTGTGTGACAACTTCAAAACTTCGAGCAGTAGAAATTTCAGAAAAAGCATCCGAACCACTTAAATTTTTTGCTTGAAATTTTATCTCAAGTATATCTTCTTTCGTAAGTAAACTTGAGAGAGATATAAAGTTATATCCAGCAATGTTCTGA